CTCAATCCTACTATGTTTGCGCGTTTAAATACGCCAATTTATCCAGTAATGGATAATATGTTCCTAGATGTACATTTTTTTAGTGTACCAATTCGTCAGATTTGGTCGAATTTTAGGAAGTTTATGGGTGAACAAGTTAACCCAAGTGACTCAATTGATTTTACTGTTCCTGTTAGCAATGCTACTGCAACTACTGGTTACAGCAATCAGTCCTTGCAGGACTATCTCGGATTGCCTACGCAAGTGGCTGATTACGAGCATTCTGCTCTTTTCACTCGTGCTTATAATCATATATTTAACGAGTGGTATCGAGATCAAAATTTAATTGATTCTGCTGTTGTTGATACAGATGATGGTCCAGATTCACCAACTGATTATGTATTGCGTAAGCGTGGTAAGCGTCATGATTATTTCACATCATGTTTACCTTGGTTGCAAAAAGGTGATGCAGTTAATTTGCCTTTAGGTGATTCAGCTTATGTTAAATATGATGATAAAGCTGGATATACAACTGGTGGTGATGGTGATTATTTTGTTGCTTTAAAAGATTCAGGCGATAATCGACTGATTTCTTATTATACTTCAACAATTGATGGTTCTACTCAAGGTATTGCTCAGAATCAACAATTTCATTTGTATGCTGATTTATCTTCAGCAACAGCTGCGACTATTAATCAGCTTCGTCAGGCATTTCAAATTCAAAAATTGCTGGAGCGAGATGCTCGATCTGGTACTCGTTATTCAGAAATTGTGAAGGCTCATTTTGGTGTCAATTTCATGGATGTTACTTATCGTCCTGAGTTCTTGGGTGGTACCTCTACTCCTATTAATGTTACTAGCGTACCCCAGACTTCAGAATCTGGTACAACGCCTCAAGGTACATTGGCTGCTTTTGGTACAGCTACTATTAATGGCGGTGGTTTTACTAAATCATTTACTGAGCATTGTATTGTGATGGGTATTGCTTCAGTTCGTGCTGATCTTACATATCAACAAGGTCTAAACCGTATGTTTAGCCGTTCAACTCGTTATGATTTCTATTTCCCTGCTTTAGCTCATATTGGCGAACAGTCTGTGCTTAATAAAGAAATTTATATGCAGAATGCTGCAGCTGATGATGATGTATTTGGTTATCAAGAGCGCTGGGCGGAATATCGTTATAAGCCGTCTTTGATTACTGGTAAGTTACGTTCAAATGATGCTGCCAGTCTTGACGCATGGCATTTGTCGCAAGAGTTTGGTTCTTTGCCCGCTCTTAACCAGACGTTTATTGAAGAAACTCCGCCAATGGATCGTGTTGTGGCAGTTACAACAGAGCCGGATTTCTTAATGGATTGTTATTTCAATTTACAGTGTGCGCGTCCTATGCCGCTTTACTCTGTACCTGGTCTTATTGATCATTTTTAAGAGGTAGTTATGTTAGGCCCTATTGCAGCTGCAGTTGCTGGTAACGTAGTTACAGGTCTGTTTAATAAGCGACAAGCTGATAAAAAGATGGGCTTTCAGGAGCATATGTCGAATACGGCATATCAGCGCCAGATGGCTGATCTTAAAGCAGCTGGTCTTAATCCTATTTTGGCAGCTAAGCTGGGCGGTGCATCAACGCCCGGTGGTGCCATGGGAACAATGCCAGATTTAGGTGGTGCTATTTCTACTGCTTATGCTGCACAGACTCAAAGGATGCAAACAGAATCAAATGTAGCTTTACAACAAGTTCAACAAGATAAAATGGATGCTGAAATATCTTTAATTGGTCAAAAACAACTTATGACTGATGAACAAGTTAATTTACTTCGAGAGCAGGTTATAAATGCTCAACAAGAATATAAGCTTAAAGTTGAACAAACTGGTGTTGCTATGGCTGATAAATGGTTTAAACAGCAGTTAATACAAGCAATTAAACAAGTTGGTGGTGAGAATAACGAATCCACTTTAGGTTCAATTATGAGATTACTTTTAGTAATGAAAGGTGAGAAATAATGGAAATTATGGTTAAAAAGGCGCTCGAGCGTCATAAAGGTAGTGTGCTGGATACTGGTGAAGGCCTTACAGAACAAGCACA